TGTTGGTGGTGGAGATAGTGAAGGTATATCAGGTCCAGATATTCGTAAGGTAGACTTTGATGAAAATCAAAAACCAATGTGGATCACTAAAAAGAAAAACATATTAGCACAAGAGTCTAAATATGACAACATAGTTATTATGCATGACTATCATGTGTTTGATATTAATTGGTATCAAAGTTTTAAAGAATTTGGAACAGACTGGAGCATTTGTTCTTGTCCTCAATATTTAATTACAGGTGCTAGAAATCCAATGGATTGGTCTCTGTGGGATAAACCAGGACACGGTAGAGCATGGTCATTAAACTATGATGACTGGTCACAAACACAGTATATGTATATATCTGGTGGATTTTTTATAGTTAAGAAGCACGTTATGATAGAAGAACCTTTAGATGAATCTCGTGGTTGGAACGAAGAAGAAGATGTGGAATGGTCAATGAGAGTTCGTAATAAGTATGTAATGAAGTGTAACGGAAAGGCAATTGTTAGACATAACAAATGGCATAGACATGCAGGTCCAAATCCAAATGAATAATAAATTAGTTATATTTGATCTTGACGGGGTATTGATAGATTCAAGAGATATTCATTATGATGCTTTAAATAGTGCATTAGTAAAGATTAATCCTAAGTTTGTTATAACTAGAGAAGAACACTTATCAAAGTATGATGGACTTGGAACTACAATGAAGTTAAAAATGTTAACAGAATTAAAAGGTTTGCCAGTGGAGTACCACGATCAAGTTTGGAAAGAAAAACAAAAACAAACAATAGATATTTTACAAAAGTTACCAGTAAATAAAATAGCCTTATCAATAGTTAAAAGATTAAAACAAGATGGTTGGAAAATTGCGGTAGCAAGTAATGCAATTAGAGAGACCGTCATAACAGCATTAGATGCAATAGGCATACTAGGATATATAGAATACATCGTAAGTAATGAAGATGTTAAACATCATAAACCATACCCTGAAATGTACTGGAAATGTATGACAGCATTAAATGCTTTGCCTCAAAATACAATTATTGTAGAAGACTCTCACATTGGTAGACAAGGTGCTATAGCCTCTGGAGGGCATCTATATGGCATTAAAGATGCAGACGACTTAGATAAGGATAAATTCTTTGATATGATAGATAGATTCGAAATGAAAGGAAGAAGCCAAGTGCCTTGGAAGAATGAAAAGATGAATGTACTTATACCAATGGCTGGTGCTGGATCTAGATTTGCACAGGCAGGATACACTTTTCCTAAACCATTGATTGAAGTAAAAGGTAAGCCTATGATTCAAATGGTTGTAGATAATTTAAATATAGATGCTCATTATATATTTATAGTACAAGAAGAGCATTATGAAAAATATAATTTAAAACAAGTACTCGGCTTAATAAAGCCTGGGTGTGACATTGTTACAATCAATGGAATAACTGAGGGTGCTGCAGTAACAACTTTATTAGCAAAAGAATATATAAATAATGAAGAGCCATTGCTAATTGCTAACTCAGATCAAATAGTTGAATGGAATAGTAATGAGTGTCTTTATGCATTTGGTGCAGATGAAATTGACGGTGGTATCTTAACATTTAAAGCAACACATCCTAAATGGTCTTATGCTAAGATTGGAGAAGACGGTTTCGTATCAGAGGTAGCAGAAAAAAATCCTATCTCAGATAATGCGACAGTGGGTATTTATTATTGGAAGCATGGATCAGACTATGTTAAATATGCTGAAGAAATGATAGATTCGGATATTAGAACAAACAATGAGTTTTATGTTTGCCCAGTATTCAATCAAGCAATACAAAATGGTAAAAAGATAAGAGTAAAAGAGATAGAAAAAATGTGGGGTATAGGAACCCCAGAAGATTTAAACTACTACTTGGAGAATAACTAATGAATAGAAACAAACAAGATTATCTAAACATGCAAAACAAATATTATGATCAATATGCCGCAATATGGAGTCTACAATTTAGAGATCCAGTAGTTGGATCATATGATGGTCACAATAATTGGGCAGACTACGACACATATTTGTTTAAAGACTTTGATACAACAGGAATGGTGGCCTTAGATTACGGTTGTGGTCCAGGTAGAAACATAGTAAAGTTTAATAATAGATTTGAAAGAATTGATGGGGTAGACATATCTGATATTAATCTTGATAAGGCAAAAATAAATCTAGAACATAATAACATTCCTATCCCTAATCTATACCATACATCTGGAGATAATCTATCTATGATAGAAGATAATGTTTATGATGTTATGTTTGCAGTCATTTGTTTTCAACACATATGTGTACACGAAATTAGATTTAATATATTAAAAGAAGCATACAGAGTATTAAAACCAGGTGGAAGACTTTGTTTTCAAATGGGATATGGTGGAAAAGAAAACATTCCTACGGCAAAATACTATGATAATGTTTATGAGGCAGCAAGCACAAATGGTCATGCCGATGTTAGCATTACAGATGAAGAAGAATTAAAAGATGATTTATTAAATAAGATTGGTTTTAAAAATTATAAATCAGATCTTAGACAAACAGGGCCTGGCGATAATCATCGTCAATGGATTTGGGTTCAAGTTGAAAAATGATTTATATAGCACATCGTGGTAATTTAAACGGACCAATACCAGAACAAGAAAACAATCCAGAGTATGTAGACTACGCACTGTATCATGGATTTGACGTAGAGGTTGATCTTAGGGTTTCCAATGGAGTTTATTATCTAGGTCATGACAAGCCACAATATAAAATAGATCTTGCTTGGTTAGAGGATAGACAGCATAAACTTTGGATACATTGTAAGAACAATGAAGCGTTATCCGTTTGCATGGATAACTATTTGCATTGTTTTTTTCATAATACAGATGATTATACAATAACAAGCAACTCATATGTTTGGGCTTACCCAGGTAAATTAAAAGCATCAGAGTCATGCATCTTAGTAATGCCAGAACTAGGGCATGGAACAAAGTTTCTTAAAGGATACGGATATGCTGGAATATGTTCAGACTACATAGAAAAAATAAAGGGTAGAAAAAATGTTAAAGCCAATTGATTATAATAAACATTTTGTAATAGGAAGTCCATTAGTAGCATGGAAGTGTGACAAAAAAGAACATCTTGCATGGATAGAAGATAGGGTTAATATAATAAATAAATTCCCTAACGTAAAATTCTTTTCATCATTTGAATTAGATCATAGAGGTATAGAGCCTTTTATAGATGTTATTAATGCATTAAAAGAAGTTAATGGGGATTATTGGACATACTCTATAAATGATATGCAGCCAAGAGTTACTTCTGAAAACAGATGGATAAGAATTGAAACTGGTCGTAATCTTATTAGAGAGTTTGCTCAAAGAGCAAGAGTAACTTCAGGTCATCACTGGGGTGAGGACTGCACTGAACAAAATATCGGGGTAATAAATTATCAAGCATTATTATATGTAGATTCAGATATAGAATTAAATGCTCAAATTATTGAAAAGTTATTAGAAGTAGATAGGCCATTGGTAGGAGTAAATGTTCCAGAATATGGATTAAATGGAAAACAAATAAGTCATGATCCTCCAATACAAGAACACTGGACAACTGCAGGAATGCTACTTGTAAACTCACCAGCATTCTACGACTTGCCTTGGTATCATAATGCTTATTTAAATTTAAGTGACGATCCAACATTCCAGTCTATGGCAGAAAGACTTTTAAGAAGAGAGGGTGTTCATAATCTAGATACCCCATATGGCATGACCTGGGTAAGAAAAGATATAAGTGCACACCACAAAGGCCAACTATTACCAGTAGAAGATAGACAAATTCAAGACAGAGTGATATAATATTATGGTTACCCTGCCAAACGGGGGGTAGCAAATAACTCGCTGAAAAGGAGGCAAAAACATGGTAAGTTCACTAATGCGACAAATGCAACTAGAACCTTTTTTCTTAGGTTTTGATGATGCATTTAATCAGTTGATGGGATTAAAAAATGACCTCAACAAGCATATCTCAAATTATCCACCTTACAATATCAAAAAAGTTGACGATAACGAATTTGAATTAGAATTCGCTGTTGCTGGCTTTAGCAAAGAAGATATTAAGGTCATAATGGATATGGGAAAACTCCGTGTTTCTGGAACAATTGGGGAAAGAGAAGATAAGACAGAATTCCTACACAAAGGAATTGCTACAAGATCATTCTCATCTACATTTGCTCTAGGAGAACACGTTGAAGTTGAATCAGCCGAGGTAGAAAATGGACTACTCAAAGTACGTCTAAAAAAATATCTACCAAAGCATTTACAACCTAAAGAAATTGTAGTAAGATAGTACTACAGACTTTCCTTTAGTAGGGAAAAGACAAGGAGCGGGGTTGACAACAGCCCCGCTTTTTGATATTATTGATACCTCACAGATTGGATATACATGGCACTTCATAATCACGTATTAATCAATGGATTTACATTATTACCACCAACAGATGAAAAACAAACAATTGAATGGATGCAAAAGTTAGTTGATTCAATTGGTATGAAAACAATTCAAGGACCATATGCTTCTTATGTAACTAAAGAAGGAAATCGTGGCCTTACAGCAGTAGTTATGATTGAAACATCACATATAGCAATGCATGTTTGGGATGAAACAGATCCAGCAACTATGCAATTTGATTTATACACATGCTCAACACTTCCTGTAGAACAAGTTATTAAAAATCTAGAAGATCATTTTGGGTTGTTTAATTACAGTGTTTTGGTATTAGAAAGAAGTGAAGGATTTAAAGTTATTCCAGAAAACAAATGGGTTGATCTTGCATGACAATGCCAGACTGGTCACAATGGGATTCACAAAAAGCAACAATCATTGCAGAGTATAAGGCAATAATTGATTTTTTTGAATGGCGTGATTTAGGTATTGCTAACAAGTGGATATCAGAACCATTTTGTGATACTCATGATACTGGATATATGACAGATGAAGAGCAACAAGAATGGGAAGATGGAAGTGATCCTTGCATGATGGTATTCAGAATATGGGAAGATAATATTGAGTTACCAAAGGGTCAAGATTCTTTATTTGAGGAACTTTCTTAATGCAAAAAATATCTTTTATGCCAATGAATAAGTTTACAGATGTTGTTTTAGATGCACCAAAACCTTCTGCACAATCTATTCCAGAGTGGTATAAAAACATTCCTTTAATGGTAAAAGGTTACGATGAGG